GTATTACAGAAATATGATACTCCAAATAGAAATGGTAGAACATATCCTGAACAAATATTAAAAAGAGAAGCGGACAACTATAAAAAGGCGATTGCCAAGGGTTTGTCAACTTCAGAACTTAATCACCCTGAGTCGTCTCTTATTGACTTAGACAGGGTATCTCACATCATCACCGACATATGGTGGGATAGAAATATTTTAATGGGAAAATTAAAATTATTGACATCACCAGGATTTCACGAAAGAGGAATCGTTTCAACTAAAGGTGACCAAGCAGCAAACCTTATGAGACAAGGTGTTACTTTAGGTATATCATCTCGTGGTGTTGGTTCATTAAAAAAAGTTGGAGAAAGAAATGAAGTACAAGACGATTTTGAATTAATTTGTTTTGACTTAGTATCATCACCATCAACACCTGGAGCTTATTTATTTACCAATCCTGAGGACAGAGATATGTATGAGGAAAATTTAGAAGAAGAAAAAAGAGGAAAACCAACGGTTAATTCAGATTATGTTGACAAGTCAGTTGACTTAATGAAAAAATTAAACGATTATTTGGGAAAATAAAAATTATGGACGAAAAATATTTTGTAGCAAAAATTCAGTATGATTTACCTGACCAGGATTCAGGTAAGATTAAAAAAATTAGAGAAGAAAAATTGGTTAAAGGTTATTCTGTAACGGATGTGGAAGCAAAGGTTACAAAAAAATATGAGGGATTCACTCATGATTGGAGAATAACTTCAGTATCAGAAAGCAAAATCGATGAAGTAATCGAAAAATAAAAAGTGGTCATTAGACCACTTTTTTTGTTTAAGTCGGATTTTTTCTTAATAGGGAACTATTTATAATGAAAAAAACCGATTTTTTTATGCGAGAAAATAAATTAGTACAAGAGGCTCTAATTCAAATGAAAAATGTTGAAGAAGCTATAGCCGAAAATGCAAAAGGAATACTTGCTTCTACTATGAAGGAAGAAATCAACCAACTAGTAAAAGAATCTCTATCAGAACAAGAAGAAGATGAGATTGAATTAGATGTTGACGCAGATACTGATGTAGATGCTGAAACTGATAATGAAGATGAAATGGAAATGGACTTAGACATGGATGTTGACGGAGACGAAGACGAAATGGAAATGGACATGGATATGGATTCAATGGAAAGTCCAATTGACTTAACCGACGCTTCTGACGAAGAAATTCTAAAAGTATTTAAAGCAATGGGTGAAGAAGACGGAATTATCATTAAAAAAGATGGTGACGATGTTCACTTGACTGATAATGATGCTGATGTTGAATACCTTGTTAAACTTGGAGAATCTGAAGAAGGGTCTGGAATGATGTCATATGACGACGACGAACAAAATGAGTTACTTAACCGGATTTTCAAAGAAATGGAAAACATGGATGAAGAAGATGGATTTGACACTGAAGAAGGGGAACAAGAAGAGGGAGTTATGTATGAAATTTCATTAGAAGAAGACGAACCCGAAGACTCTGATGAAGAAGGAGAAGAGATGGAAGAATCACATTATGGTGGTAAAATGGGCGATGAGTCTAAATCTCATAGAGACTACATGGGAGAAGAAGAATCTGATGAAGAAGAATCTGATGAAGAAGGATACGCTAACGAATCTTACAGTCCAAAAAAAGGAATGAAAAAAGTAAAACCTAAAGGTGTTGGATTAGGCTCAGGTCCTAAGTTCGCATACAATAAGACCTCTGGTGGATTCAAAGAAGACAAAAAAGAAGGTCCAAAAGAAATGGGAACAGGAAAGGCAAAATTTGATTACAAAAAAGGTGCTAACATGGAAGGTAAATCTAAAGTTGTTAAAACTGAAACTAAAGAAGGTGATTACGGAATGAATAGAGGTGATAAATCTAAAACCATGAAAGGTAAAGAAGATTACACAACTAAAAAAGGTATGACAAATTCTAAAGGGGAAAAAGCTTTTGAAAAAGAAGAAACCAAAGAAGCTGCTAGAACATACGGTATGGGTTCTAAAGAAGGTAGAGGTTTAAGAAAAGGTATTACTAACAATAGAAATTACGTTTATAAAAACGGAGTAACAGTTGAGAGTTTAGATGCTGAAGTGAATATGTTAAGAGAGAAAAATGAAGAATATAGAAAAGCACTTAATGTGTTCAGAGAAAAATTGAACGAAGTTGCTATCTTTAATTCTAATTTGGCTTACGCAACAAGATTGTTCACAGAACATTCAACTACTAAGAAAGAAAAAATTAATATTCTTAGAAGATTCGACGATGTTGAGACATTAAAAGAGTCAAAATCTCTTTATAGGTCAATCAAAGACGAATTAGGAACAACTGACACAAAATCAATTAACGAATCTGTTGGAAACAAATTAAATAAAACTGTTTCAACTGGTTCATCAACTACACTAATTGAATCAAAAACTTATGAGAATCCACAATTCTTAAGAATGAAGGATTTAATGGGTAAATTAGGGTAATTAAAAAAATAAAATAAAACTTAAAAAACAAAACAAACTAAAATGGGAGCATTATTAGAATCAGGTCTTGTTGGTAACATTGGTTTAAAACACTTAAAAGTTATCAAAGAAGATACAATCAACAAATGGGACAAATTAGGATTCTTAGAGGGTCTAAAAGGTCACATGAGAGAAAACGTAGCACAATTATACGAAAACCAAGCATCATTTTTAATTAATGAAGCATCATCTACATCTGATACAGGTGCATTTGAAACAGTGGTTTTCCCAATCGTTAGACGTGTATTCTCTAAATTATTAGCAAACGATATCGTTTCAGTACAAGCAATGAACTTACCAATTGGTAAATTATTCTACTTTGTACCTAACATTCAAGCGTACACTGACAATTCAACAGCAACTAATGGTATTCACCGTAAACCTTACGGAGCACCTGGATACGATAACGCAATTGATGGTGGTTCACCAAACAGTGGTTACGACTACAACAACACTAAAGACCTTTACGATAGATTCTACGAAGGTAACGAACCAGCATTAGACCCACCAGGTTTATTTGACTATTCTAAAGGACAATTCTCGGCAGTAACTGCTGATGTTGTTACTGTATCTTGGTTACTTGACCAATTAGTTCCTTCGGCTTACACTCTTTCTGATTACAGAAAAGTATTAATAGTTATGTCAGGTTTCGCATCTGCTGGAGCTGGTAAATTAATCGGTCCTGATGGTCAACCAATGGATAATGAGGCTTTCTTATCTGATTTAACTATCTATGGTGTTGCTGGAAACACAACAACTGCGGCTAACGCGACTAATCCTTACTTATTTAGAGTAGTAACTCAAAGATATGGTAAAGGTATCGTACAATATGGTAACAACAACCAAACATTAGTATTCCCTAACAGTAGAACTGATGGTGGTCAATATGACGACTTATGTGATGCTGAAGGTAAAATTTACTTAGAAGTTGACTTACAAGTTCCAGTATGTATCACTTGTGGTGGTTCTATGGACGGTTACACAGGTTCAACATTCTCTTCATCAACTGCAACTAGTAACGCATTTACATCTACTTACAGAATCTACAAAAACTTAGAGTTTGAAGATAGAATTGGTGAGGTTTCATTTGATTTAATGTCAGTAACTGTTTCAGTAACTGAAAGAAAATTAAGAGCACAATGGTCTCCAGAAATGGCACAAGACGTTGCGGCGTTCCATAACATTGATGCTGAGGCTGAATTAACAGCTTTATTATCTGAGCAAGTTGCGGCAGAAATTGACCGTGAAATCTTAAGAGATTTACGTAAAGGTGCTGCTTGGAACTTGAGATGGGATTACAACGGATGGAAACGTCTGGGTTCAAGTGCTGTTCCTTACACTCAAAAAGACTGGAATCAAACTTTGATTACAGCTATCAATCAAATTTCAGCTCAAATCCACAAATCTACCTTAAGAGGTGGTGCTAACTGGATTGTTGTTTCTTCTGAAATCAGTGCTATCTTTGATGACTTGGAATATTTCCACGTATCAAATGCGGCTCCTGAGCAAGACCAATACAACATGGGTATTGAAAGAGTTGGTACATTAGC